ATGCCAGTCATTCTTGCTGATAAAGCATGTAGAATTTCTTGTTCTGTAGGAAAATCTTCGTTGTCTGTATCGACTGAAAATCCTAACCAGAAGGCATGATTGAATTTTTTAGTGAATTTAGTCATCTGTAAAAGTGCATTGGATCTTGTACCTGTCTAAATCGTCGTGGGCTTTTTCTAAAACCCATCCATAATCTTCCATCAATTCATCGGGAGGAATTTGATCGTAATTAGAACAGATGGAGTCATCGCCCATGTACTGTAAAATTTCACATCGATGAATGATTTTGTCTCTAGTTTTTGAATCCATTAGAAGCCCCTCCCTGTTTGTGGATAACCACTTTCTCTTTTCTTTTCAAGAAATTTAGTGACATAAGTAATAGTTTCAGAAATAGTATCTAAGGTTGCAATTATCTTGGATTTCCCTGTGTATGGATTATCTAATTGAATATGAAATTGATTCACATTGCACGTCATTAAATCATTTGTGAAACTATTTGGAATGAAAATAATAATCACTTTATTTGAACCATATTCATAGCCAACAGAGGCACATAAATTATTGCTCCAACTGTAATCAGACCAGTCAGATCCTAATGTCTTAACAAGTTCATCTAGATAAGGTTGAGCAATGGTTGGGTTATGGTGTTTATTCATGATCCCTCCGCAGTTTGAATAGCCGCAATTTGAATAGCTAAGTCAGCAGCAAATTGTTCTGCTTCTGACACTCTTCTGAATTGAGTAGTGAGTTCCTCTAGCGTTTCGTAGAGGGTATATTCTTGGCAGGGGTCGATGTTGCCCCAAACGAACTTTTCAACGCCAGCAAGGAAATCGCTGACGGTTACGTTCGCTGAATAATCGTTAGTGCAACCTTCCATAATTACTTAGTAGCGAATTGAGAATCTTTAATTTGATCCATGATTTCTTCCAGAGATTGAACAAACTCTGGGTGAATTATGTGATCAGGTAGGAAAGCATAATTCCTAATCAAAGTCATAAGGTGAACTGTTTGCTTGCTTTCTAAATCGAGTTTGACTGGTTTCATTGTTTTAATGATCAATAAGGGCAAAGTTAAGATCTTGTTCACCGAAGGCGAGTGAGTCATTCACATCAACTGGTAAACCTAATTTGTCTGCTTCTGCTTGGTCTTTGACGACTCGAGCAGAGCGTGGAAAATCTGTGGAGTTAATCATATAGTCAAAGCGACCACCCCAACTAGCGTTGAGCCTGAAATTGTCAGGTAATTTGACATCTTTAAAGAGAGGAAGATTTTTCGTATAGGCGTAGTGGATCAAGTTGGATAATTCTTTAGCAAGAATAAAAACTGCATCTCTGTATTTAGGGAGGTAGAAATCTCCCGAGACATGCCATCTAAATAGATTGGCTTTCTTGAGCAGGCTTTTGTAATTGCACTCAAGGGAGAGAAGCATCAGGTCGACTATCTCATGGGTAGTGAGTCCGTCGATGATTGCTTTGTTGTGAGCACGAGCTTTACGAGTGTTGGCATAGACCACCTCGCCTTTACCTGCGTAGCAGATGTATTCGTTTTTGTCTCCTTTGACAAGCTTGACCTTGCCGTCTGAATCAACGACAGCCATTGCCCAGCACTTATCAGCACCAGGACAGCTTTTACCAGCTGGAAGACTGAAATTAATAACATAAAGACCTTGCTGTTGAAGAGTCTTTTTAAATTTCATATTGGGTGGGCTGAAT